GTACTGACTAGCATCCTGAGGGCTACCCGGAGACATATGTCTTCCAGGAGAACCCCAGTGTGCTACGCATTCCATGGAATGATCCGAGCTACGTTCGGCGAATGATCGCAATAACATAACCCAGCCATCGATGGTTTTAGTAACCTTAACGGGCTTAACCTCCAAGACTAATCGTTCCATCTTTTGAAGATGGCGATTAACTCGAGTAGGCGTAGGCCTCACATTAGGTGGTACTTCGCGGAGAAGGCCAACATCCCTTACGGGATCAAGGCATTCAGCAAGTGGCCAATACAGATCGGCCAAATGCTGTACGATTGTATCGTACACGTTGAAGTACTTCTTATCGTAAAATGAGTTCGCATAAGCGACCCATGACGAATAAGAACTAGGGGATGGGGATGGTGTCCAAACCGTTCTTAACTTGATCGGTGTGACGTTGACGTTTTTGTAAGCGTCGACGCCACAGGATTCTCGGAAGAATCCTTTGGTACAGCTCTTGTCACGGTTTATCTTTAAACCAAATGACTCGAGAATGCTCATGGCGTCCGCGGCGAAAGCCGTTGTGACCACGACATCATCTCCGTACACAAGCATGTAATCTCTTGCATGCTCATCGGGGGCTGCTGCAGTCAACAGAGACGATCGTAAGCGCCAAAATAGGAAAGCATAAAGCTGACCCCATTGGTGCGAACTTTCTGAGTTTTATCTCTGTTCCGTCAGGCAACCGTGTAGACAAACTCCTACAAGCTTCCAGGTACCTATAAAGGTGATCCGGGAAAAGTAGGCGAACTAACTCAACAGAAACTCTATCCGAGGCCTCATTGAGGTCAAGGGTAGCGTACCTTCCATCAAGGGACCCGTGAAGGGCCCCGAACTGGTTGGGTTGTTGATTAGTGAAGAAGACGTTCCCGCTAGATAGGGGAGACGCTTCTACATGACGAACAATGGCCCTGCTCAGTCCCTGCTGCACCCATTGAAAATCAACGGGTTCAGCAGATATGAGGCGGGGGCCACGCGAATCTTTCGGGACCAGGATTACCCTGGCCGGAAGATCTAACGTTCCGACCCTGTCAAAGGATCGGAAAGAATCACAGACGTGTCCTTGGGATGCACAAAAAAACGCATCGTAGGGGTAAACGTCGGTAATTCTACGAGAAACATTAGTCCAGAGGTATTTGTTCCAGAGCTGTTGCTTGGTAGCAACAACACCGGGACCGTGCCTCGGGGTGATGTCTGTCGGATCAAGTGCTCGAACAACCTACAGAGG